AGCAAACGCAGAAGGTCAATTCGTAGCAACACCAGTGTCTGGTATTATCGATGGTGCTACAACCCGAACTCAGGGTTATTATGGCCTCCTAACTAACTTCTACTTTGATGGTGGACAACCGACAGAGACTATCATTGACGATAGCAATGTCAATACTTGGGTAGATGTGGAGTTTACAGTAGATCCTCAAGGAACCTTTGACGAGAGACCTTTACAAATGAAGGAAGCGCTAGCGGTAGGTCACGAAGGCACCGGCACTACTGGTGATCCTTTGATATTCTCACTTGAATCTCTAACTCAACACTCTAGCTGTAACTTCAGATCATCTATGACTTTTGAACCAGAGATTGATGAAGGTCAGCTTGAGACACGATTACTATTCAATCGACACTCAGGAACAACGCCATCTAGTGACTTCTCTATTGAAGAAGTTACGCTATCAATGTCACAAGGAGCAGATATAGAGTATGCCGCTGAGCCTATGCTTACTTTCTTTGTAGGCGACACTATCGACACTAACGGAGTAGGCGACGCTGGTAAGTGCCGATTCCAAGTCAGATCATCAGTTGAGGGCATAATAAGATTGAGAGCCCTTACTTGGTATATAACTGCTTAAGGATACTAATATGGCACAAATAAAGATATTCTCAGACACAAATAAAGGCTGTATCTTTTTCGAAGGCTCCACAGTTGAGCCTAAATTTATCGGCACAATTAACGCATCTGTAAAACCAGACGAAACAGATAGGATAGTTATCAAGCGACTAGACCGTTTTGAAGCTGATGGCGTATCCTTCAGGCAGCTATTCAAACGATTAAACCCTTCACGGGTGCAGAACCAAGCTGGTCAAAACTTAGTAGATGACTTAGGATTTTCTATAGCCGATGTTATTACATACATAAACGAGCAGGCTAACAACTATCAGGCTGAGTCTACTACTGATCTCACTGGCGAGATGATTGGTTTTAGACTTGATCAGACTAGTACGTCTATTGTACTCGATAACGGCTCTAGCTTTGGTGTTAATACGATAAAAGCAGTCGTAAACGCTGACGGCACTATACACCTGCATGCGATAGGCTCGGGTATACCTACTGGATCAGAAGACGCTGACGACGTAGTTCACTACTCAGGTATTGAAGCTGGCAACGTCTCTATCAATGGTTCAATAGTTGCTGGTGGAGTTCAAACAGTCGCTAACACTCTGAACGAGTTGTTCACTGTTGGTGCTTTTGAAGCTGTTGTAATTACCGATCCATTTGCTACTCACGTTGCTGATGTTGGTGGCGCTGTCGATTCAGGAAGCGCAGTAGGCTCTAACGCTATTGACCCTATCGGAGATGACATACTTGGATCAAGTAGCTCACACTACAACAAATGTGGTTGGCTATCTGACGAAAGCCTCGACCAAGCTGGTGAGTACTTCACGTTTGATATACGTGTTACTGACAGCATGGGCTTTGGATTTGTATTAGATCAAGGTGCAGACGTGTATGGAGCTGGCAGTTACGCCGATCCAGCGATGTTCTGTAACGACTCAACTGGTAACAATGCTGCATTCGGTTACTACTGGTCACATTGGTTCCATAGTGGAAACAAAGGACCGTGGACTTATTATGGACAGCGCGCGAGCTCGTCTATCCGACCAGGTTGGTCTGGATTTGCAAGCTCTGATGAACGTGTTGACTACATAGCTGACGAACCTATCAAGATGAAAGTAGGTATTGACGCTAACGGTTACATGGAAGTGGCATACTATGATGAAAGCGAGTCTGTGTTCGTACCTATACAGCGTAGTAACTACGTACTGGAAGAAGGTCAATCAGTTAAACTAGGGATTAAAATATACGGCACTCGTGGTCGTTTACATACGGTTCCTAAGAAGCACCTACTCGAGCCCGCGGCTCCGACTATGTACTTCCGTTATATTGAGTCTCCAGACGGCAACTTCGAGTATCCATTGTTTGCCACTGCCGAAGAGGCTAACTATTACCACAAAGTAATTGCTGGTGTAGAAACTGGAACTAGCCACACGCGTACATATGCGGACGACCCAACTAACACTACGTGGCATATGCCTACTAATGGTCAAATGGCTGGAACGGCTGCTCCGCATAGTTTGGTATTTGAAGGTAACCAAGCAACATTTACAGAGATAACGTCTTATACTAACGCTGATTTGGCGCCCACTCCGTTCTCTATGGCTGATATTACTCAAGAAGAAGGAACGAGCGTTAACATTCAGGTAGTTCCAGCCGGTGCCACATGGTCTAGCTCTGTTAGTATTTACCCGACTACAAGTGGGTTGGTCTACGACGGTTACAGCCTTATACAGGGAACTCTAGCTGATGTAGGAAGCGACACTACCTATACAGTGACAGTTACACGCGGCAACTCTTACGGGAGTTCTACTGGTCAAATGACTATTACTGCAACTGATGTAGCCCCTGTCCAGACAAATGATACACCATGGACTAAGGCTCTCGACTTTTCTGGCAGCTCCGAACGGGCACAGCAGGTTGGTAGCCACGCTAACTATATGCCTATTGCTATGGACGGCTTAGGGAATACTGTAAACCCACACTCGTCACAGGGCTCGTTCTCTACGGTTTCCGGGCTTACTTCTGACCACATTTATGCCCGTCCGTGGGCTTGTGCGGTCGTGTTTAAGGCTGATCGCCACAACAGCAACCAGCACATCTGGAACCAAGGTGAAGGCTCTAACGGTGACAACATTTACCTACGGCTCTCGGCCACTGGTACGTTGCACTTCGGCTGGGGCCGCAACGGCGCTACAAACGAGTTCACAGTCGCAACCGGTATTTCATCGTCCAGATGGTACGGTGTGTATGTCGGTCACACAGGCGCGCGGTTTAGCGGTGCGCAGGCGACTGCTGGCAACCTCGCAGCGGCCTTCGACGTTCGCATGATGGACAGCTCCGACAACTTCACAGCGCTGTCTGAGAATCTCTCCACCAGCGCACGGTGGCAGCATGTCAACGGCGCCCGCATGGATCGCTCGGTTTACGGTAACATGACCATAGGTGGTCGCGGGTCTAACCGCAGCTTCCACGGAAAGGTGGCCAGCTTTGTGTCTACGACGCTACGCTGTGACGTGGCTATGCCTGACGCGGCTGAAATTGAAGAGATGATCAAAGACCCACTAAAATGGCGCGATGACACCAAGGCTGGTAATACTTTTCGATGGGCTAGTGGTTTGACAGAGAACACCTTCACTGTTGGCAATCTGTATAGTGCATTAGCGACACAGATTTGGATAATGGGTGATGGTGGTAACGACAGCTACTCGAACATGATAAGAAACAGAGTCATGTCAGCTGATCAGAACTACACCAAGTTAAACCTACTCAGCATGGTCTCTAACGACATCCAAACTGTAAACATCAACGGCTTAACCTAAGCCACACAATCTTCATTGACGTAAGACCTCCCCTTCGGGGGAGGCAGTTTATTATTTCAACACAATAAGGATGCCTATTATGGCTCGATTTGACAACATCAATTCTTCATTTGATGGAGTAACAACTAGTTTTACGCTGGCCGTAAGCGGAGCTCCTGTAATATTGCCCTCAGAGAGGGACATAGATATAACAATCGGTGGAGTTAGTCGCTTTGAAGGTACTGACTTCACTGTATCAGGTAGCACCATTACGTTTAATGTTGCACCACTTGCTGGCGACCTTTTCGCTGGTGAATATGCAGACACTACAACTCATACGCTTATATCGGACTTCACTAATGATAGCGACTACGCTACAAACACTGAAGTAGCTACAGCTGTAAGCGCTTTGGTAGACTCTGCCCCTTCAACTTTAGACACTCTAAACGAGCTGGCTACTGCGTTGGGTGATGACCCTAACTTTGCAACAACTGTCACTAACAGCATTGCAACTAAGTTACCACTAGCAGGTGGTACGCTGACTGGCGACCTTAGCTTTGCAGACAACGGTAAGGCTAAGTTTGGTGCTTCGCAAGACCTACAGATTTATCATCAATCAAGCAACGGTAACTCTATTATCAAAGAGTCTGGCGGGGGTATATTGTCATTACAGACTAATGGCCCTGAGATAGGCTTCTATGACGCTACAAATAGTCAGCATATTGCTACGTTCAAAACAGGAGCAGAGTGTAGTTTACGTCATGACGGTGTGGAGAAATTCAAGACAACCTCCACAGGCATAGACGTTACCGGCACAGCGGCTGCTGATGGTTTGGGTATTGGTACTAATAGCCCTACAAGAGACCTTGAGGTAGTAAGTACACACGGTATACCCCTCCGTTTGCAACATACTGATGGAACAGGCTGTAATTTAGAAGTAGGTAATAGTTCAGGCTCTGTCTCCTTCGGGGCTATTGGAGGCCATTTCGTTGTTAACACAGGTGGCGGTGTTGGCTTCGCTGACGAAGCTGAAACCTTTAGAATTAAAGCTGATGGGAAAGTGGGTATAGGGACTACCGCCCCTGCTTCTACTTTGCACGTTCAAGCGTCTGCTAATGCTTTACAGCTAAACAACGCTAATGAAGATACCTTCATGAAAGTGTGTGGAGATAGAGCGACTTTTGGATATAGAGCTTCTGATGGAATGGCTATAGTACAAGGTGGAGGGGGTAAGGGCATCGCTT